TCAATTGTGTTATATGCTCATATTGCAAATTATGGAGCTGCGGATGCTACGGTCACAATGAAGCATGTAAGGTCAAGTACTGAAACAGAAATCATAAAGGGTGCTAATGTTCCCGTAAATGATGCTTTTGTTCCTATGGACGGAAAGTTAGTATTGGAAACAAATGATTCTATTAAGATTAATGCGAGTGCCAATACCACTTTGAAATGTATTTTAAGTATTCTAGAAACTGCAACGTAAACCCATGCCATACATAGTCGGAACTCCAACACCCACTCGATTGAACATGGATAATGGTCTAGTTCAATCTGGAATTAAAACAACCGAAGCAACTGGTGCGAATAATCTGATTTCTTTAACAGCTGCAGATTATCAATCAGTTGATTATCAGATACAAATAGTTAGAGGAAGTCATTATAATTCAGCATTAATAAAAGTAATTCATGATGGAACAAATACATATATGACTGAGTATGGTAATGTAAATCAACCAAATGTAGGGGTTGCTACGTTTTCCAGTGATATCAATAGTGGAGATCTTAGATTACTTGCTTATCCCGATGCCGCTACAGCAACGACATTTAAATTCATCTATAGTGCAATAAAATCATAAATATAAGGGTAGAGTCTGTTATTTCATGAAAACGTGTCCTCCAGGTGAATATTATTGTCATGATATGAAGAAATGTAAGAAGATTCCTAGTGGTTACCATGTAGGTGCTAGAGGGTATCTTGCAAAAGATGATGATGAAAATGGAAAGAAAAATGGTAACGGTAACGGAACCAATGGAAATGGCAACGGCTCTAATGGTGGTAATGGTGGAGGAGTAAGTGAATCCACAATGCTACCTAGAAGAACAGGCAATATAATAGATGTTTATGTTGGTTGGAGAGGAAAAGGTTACGCAATTAAAATGTTTTTCCCTCAAATCAAAAAACCTTCACGCAGAGAAGTACTGGATCAAGTGAGAAAAGTGTATCCTGGTGCTCAACTCTGGTCTTACCAAGTTTCCAATTATGACCCAGGAGAACCACTCCTCCAGACAGGAGGATGAAACTAGAAATCTGAAAAAGAAAGTAAAAAATTTAGAAAAAATATTAGAACTTCAACAAAAAACTAGAGATCACGATAGAAAATTTGGCAAATACGAAATGATGTAGGAGGTTATCATGGAAGACATTTATTTAGGCAATCCCCTCTTAAAAAAGGCGAATGTTGCTCAAGAATTTACTCAGGAACAAATTCTTGAGTTTATGGCTTGTAAACAGGATCCAGTATATTTTGCAAAGCAACATGTAAAGATTGTTAGTTTGGATGAAGGTCTTGTGCCATTTGAACCTTATGATTTTCAAGAAAAGTTAATACAAAATTTTCACGAGAATAGATTTAATATATGTAAGATGCCTCGTCAGACTGGTAAGTCTACTACATCGGTATCATACTTATTACATTATGCTGTATTTAATGATAATGTAAATATTGGTATTCTTGCTAACAAGGCAGCAACTGCCAGAGACTTACTAGGTCGTTTACAAACTGCTTATGAGAATTTACCTAAATGGATGCAGCAAGGAATTATATCATGGAACAAAGGATCACTGGAGTTAGAAAATGGCAGTAAAATATTGGCAGCATCGACTTCTGCTAGTGCTGTTCGGGGTATGTCTTTCAACATCCTCTTCTTGGATGAGTTTGCTTTTGTTCCCAATCACATCGCTGACTCTTTCTTTGCTAGTGTTTATCCTACTATTACTTCTGGTAAAAGCACAAAAGTAATAATGGTTTCAACTCCTCATGGGATGAACCATTTTTATAGGTATTGGCATGATGCAGAAAGAGGAAAGAATGAATATATTCCAACTGATGTTCATTGGTCTGAAGTTCCTGGTAGGGATGAGGTTTGGAAAGAACAAACTATTGCAAACACATCAGAACAACAGTTTAAGATTGAGTTTGAGTGTGAGTTCTTAGGATCTGTTGATACTCTTATTGCTCCAAGCAAATTGAGAGCACTGGTATATCAAACCCCAGAAAAAACAAGTGCAGGATTAGATGTTTATGTTGATCCTCAAAAAGGTCATGATTATGCAATTACAGTAGACGTTGCACGAGGAGTAGGAAAAGATTTCTCTGCGTTTATAGTTGTTGATATTACAGAGTTTCCTCATGCAGTAGTTGCAAAGTATAGGAATAATGAAATCAAACCAATGCTTTTCCCCAGTATTATTGAGGAAGTAGGAAAGAGTTATAATGATGCATTTATTTTATGTGAAGTAAATGATATAGGAGATCAGGTAGCATCCATATTAAACTATGATATGGAATATCCAAATTTACTTCAATGTTCTATGAGGGGTAGAGCAGGTCAAGTTGTAGGCCAAGGGTTCTCTGGTAAGAAGACTCAACTTGGAGTTAAGATGTCCAAGACAGTTAAGAAGGTTGGTGCTCTTAACTTAAAAACTTTAATAGAAGAAAATAAACTTCTCTTTACTGATTATGAGATTATGAGTGAACTTACTACGTTTATTCATAAGAGTAATTCATTTGAAGCAGAAGAAGGATGTAATGATGACCTTGCAATGTGTTTGGTAATATATGCATGGTTGGTTGAGCAAGATTATTTTAAAGAGATTACTGATCAAGACGTAAGAAAAAGATTATATGATGAACAGAAGAATCAGATTGAGCAAGATATGGCTCCATTTGGTTTTATTGCAGATGGATTGGATGAGGAAAGTTTTGTCGATTCAGAAGGTGATAGATGGCACACAGATGAATATGGGGATAAGGGTGGTGGTATGAACTATATGTGGGACTATATGTAAACATCGAAAATAATAAATATTTTCAGAAATACTGAGTATCGGAGTCTAAAGCATGGCGACACCTCAATTATCTCCTGGTGTATTAACGAGAGAGGTTGACCTTACCGTAGGAAGAGCTGAAAATGTACTGGATAACATCGGTGCGATTGCTGGTCCATTCAGCATCGGTCCCGTCGATGAACCAATTGATATTGCTACAGAAGAGGATCTAATCAACGTATATGGTAAACCGCTAGGAACGGATGCCCAATACGAGTACTGGATGACAGCAGCATCTTACCTTACTTACGGGGGAGTCTTAAAAGTTTGCCGTACTGACGGAACGAACTTAAACAATGCAAACGCAGGTGTTGGAATAGCATCTACGTCTGCTGGTAACTTAAAAATTAAGAATTACGATGATTACCAGAACAACTGGAATACATCGACAGAATTTACCTATGGTGCAAAGAACCCAGGTTCTTGGGCAAATGGTTTAAAAGTCTGCTTCATTGACGACTTGGCAGACCAGACTTTAGGTATCACAACTTCAAGTCCAGGAGATTACGGTGCTATCGTTGGATATGCTGTAACTGCTGCACTATCGGATGTGGTCATACCTGGTGCTGGTAGTACTGCTGGATTTAGCGGATACCTGAAAGGAATTATAACTGGTGTATCAACAGATGCTACGAACAGTCTTTCTACAGTTGACGTAAAAATTGTATCTAGAGTTTCTAGTGCAGGTACTGAAACTAAAATCGATTACAAGCAGTATACTCAATACGCTTCATTCGATACTTCCGATAACATCTGGTTTGTAAACAACTCTGGTATTAATACTGGTGCTCCAAACGCAACAAATACTGCAATAACCTTCTCACCAACGGCTGCAGAAGATTGGTATGATAATCAGGTTCTAGGATTAGAGAATTCAGTAGTTTACTGGAAGTCTCTTGCTCCAAGACCATCATCTAACAATTATGTAACCAAGAGAAAGGGTAAGAACGACGGAATGCACATTGCCGTTGTTGATGACTTTGGTACTATTACTGGAGTTCAGGGTGCTATTATAGAGAAGCATATCAGTCTTTCCAAGGCAGAAGATGCTATCTCTGCAGTAAATTCTCCACAGAAGATATACTACAAGCAGTATCTTGCAGATTATTCAGACAATATCTACGCAGGATACAACGTATCTGCTGCTAAAGATACTTATTGGAATACAGATCCAATTGCATCTGGTTTCGGAACTGCTTGCACACCTTATACAACTGCTCAAGGTTTATGGGGTCAAAAGGCACAAGATTCTACATTCTCACTAATAGGAAACAAAACCTATAGTTTCGGTGGTGGTGTTGACTACGGTGCTGGAATTCCTGAAGTCGGACAGAATGGTGGTATGACTGCTACCCTAGGTGATCTTAAGACTTCATATAATAAGTTTGCCAACAAAGATGAGATTCAGGTAGATTACCTAATCATGGGGCCTGGTTTAGGTGCCAGAGACCTCTCACAGGCAAAAGCAAATAGTCTGTTATCCATCGTTGGAGACAGAAAAGACTGTGTTGCATGTATCGGTCCTCATAGACAAGACCTTGTTAACGTAACAAACACAACTACACAGACTACAAACCTAATTACATACTTCGCTCCTCTATCATCTTCCTCTTACGGAATCTTCGATAGTGGTTACAAGTATACTTACGACAGATTTAACAACGAATTTAGATACATTCCAACCAATGGAGACATTGCTGGACTAATGTGTCGCACAAATGTCGTTGCATATCCTTGGTTCTCTCCTGCTGGTCAGCAAAGAGGAATCATAAACAATGCAATTAAACTTGCATACAACCCAACACAAGATCAAAGAGATCAACTGTATCCAAACAGAATTAATGCTGTTGTTACAAAACCTGGTACAGGAACACTTCTCTTTGGTGACAAAACCGCACTCGCATATGCATCAGCGTTTGACAGAATTAACGTTCGCCGTTTATTCTTGACGATTGAGCAAGCACTGCAGAAAGCTGCAGAAGCACAACTCTTTGAGTTAAATGATGAGTTAACGAGAGCAAACTTTAGAAACATTGTTGAACCTTATTTGAGAGATGTTGAAGCAAAACGTGGACTCTACGGATTCCTAGTTGTTTGCGACACAACAAATAACACTCCTGATATTATCGATAACAATGAGTTTAGAGCAGACATCTTCTTGAAACCTGCCAAGTCTATCAACTACGTAACACTTACGTTTGTTGCTACTAGAACAGGCGTTTCATTTGAAGAAGTCGCAGGTCGAGTTTAATTGATTATCATCTAAATAACAACAAGGAGCACACTAAAAATGGCAACAACCAGAGAGAATAAAACGATTTCTCAATTTAAAGCCGCCCTCATTGGGGGCGGTGCAAGGCCTAATTTATTTGAAGTTGAATTAACAACTTTACCTGCTGGAATTAATTGGGATGCAGACAATTTTAGATATATGTGTAAAGCAGCGTCTTTACCTGCATCTAACATTGCCAACATTGATGTTCCGTTCAGGGGTCGTATTTTCAAAGTTGCTGGAGACAGAACTTTTGATGTATGGACAGTTACGATCATAAATGATGAAGGATTCAAACTTAGGACTGCGATGGAAGAGTGGATGGATTTAATTTCAAAACTCTCTAATAATCTCGGTGCTACAGATCCTACAGCATATATGACTAATGCTAAAGTTTACCAACTCGGTAGAGGATCATCTTCAAGTAGCAAGACCAGTGATGGAAATGCTAATGCAGTATTAAAAGAGTATGAGTTTGTTGATATTTTCCCAACAAATATCTCTGCTATTGATCTTTCTTATGATTCTTCAGATGCAATCGAAGAATTTACCGTCGATTTCCAAGTTCAGACATTCTCTCTTGCTGGGGCTGGCGGTCCTAATGGGTAACTAAATAGAAGAAAGATAACTAAATTATGGCACGGCTTTTTGGATTCTCTATTGAGGATCAAGAACCACTACCTCAATCTGCTGTATCTCCCGTTCCTCGGAATAATGAGGACGGGAGTGATCACTATTTGAGTAGTGGTTTTTTTGGTTCCTATGTTGACATTGAAGGAATCTTTAGAACTGAATTTGATCTCATTAAAAGATATCGTGAGATGGCACTTCATCCAGAAGCGGATAGTGCTATTGAAGATATTGTTAATGAAGCAGTCGTCAGTGATCTAAATGATAGTCCAGTTGAAATAGAACTATCTAATCTTAATGCTAGTGATGGTATTAAGAATAAGATTAGAGATGAGTTTAAATTTATTAAAGATCTTTTAGACTTTGATAAGAAAGCTCATGAGATCTATAGAAACTGGTATGTTGATGGTAGAATTTACTATCATAAAATTATTGATTTGAAAAAACCTCAAGAAGGTATTCAAGAATTGCGTTATATTGACGCAATGAAAATGCGTTATGTTAGACAAGAAAAGAAAAGAGATTCTGATAAGTATAAGATAAGTCAAAGTGGGTCAAACGATAATCCTATGGATTATACGTTCCCCGAAATCGAAGAGTATTTTATTTACAATCCTGGAGCAGCATATCCTACTGGCAATATTAATGCTAAGGGTGCAAGTCAGGGTATTAAAATGACTCGTGATTCTGTTACTTATTGTACTTCAGGTCTAGTTGATAGAAACAAAGGATGTACTTTATCATATTTGCATAAAGCAATTAAATCTATCAATCAACTTAGAATGATTGAGGATAGTCTTGTTATTTACAGATTAAGTCGTGCTCCAGAACGTAGAATTTTCTACATAGATGTAGGTAATTTACCTAAAGTCAAGGCAGAGCAATATCTCCGTGACGTAATGATGAGATATCGGAACAAACTTGTCTACAATGCTGACACAGGAGAGATCCGAGATGACAAAAAGTACATGTCAATGCTTGAAGATTTCTGGTTACCTAGAAGGGAAGGAGGTCGTGGAACTGAAATTTCTACTCTTCCTGGAGGTCAAAACCTTGGAGAAATCACGGAT